TCTATCACTATTGCTATATGTCCATATCCTGCACCTGTTTTTGAGTTCCATATCATTATATCCCCAGGTTTAGGAACACCAGTTGGTGTGTTTGGCACTTTATTAAATTTAGTTCCTAATGGATTGGGGAAGTTTGTCCAGTATCCATAAGCAGCATTTACTCCTGATGCTGGTGGGGCTATACCAAAATAATCTCTGATATAGTGCTTGACAAGGCTCAAACATTCCCCTACATACTGTCCATCTGGGAAACCTAATGTCTTGCCTTGATAACGATTTATTACCTCTTGTATGTTCATTATTTTCTTACCTCATATACTCTGAAATAAACAGAATCATAAGTTATTGTTATGGTACCAGCAGTATTTGCAAATTTTAACTTCACAGTATGAGAGCCTGCCGCTGAGTTTGTTATCAATAAATGCCCAGCTGCTCCAGTGGGAGAATTGGCAGGATAAGTAGCGTGTGTTGGAGAACTATTTAATAGTGTACCATCTAAATCTGGTGCGATATATAAGTTCGCATTGCCAGATGGATACCATAAAGAGGCACTATATTCAATCAAGAGATTGGAGTCATCTGCCCCCAGCTCTTTTGTAAATGTTATTGCCAGGTCTGCACTATCGGCAGTGTTTCTGAAATAATAATAGGTGCTGACTAGACAGTTAGCTACAGCCTTTTGAGTGTCGGCAGTCCTTGTGTCAGCACCCTTAAAGAACATACCGCCTGGTGCCATTTTTGCTAAAGTAATATTTTCATCAGCTATTTTTGCAGTAGTGATTGCTGAATCTGCGAGTATTTCTATACTCTGTCTAGCATATGTTCTACGGTCAACTATATTAGCGTTTGTTATAGATGATGCTCCATTTGTAACTGTAACTGTAGCTATATGTAATCCGTGTGTAGGGGCTCCAGCATCAACCGAATTTGATGTAGACCTAGAAACATATAATGAAGCAACATCACTTGCCGCTACGTTGGGGTCTTTCATTTTGTCTGGGTCTAATTTTACATAAATCCAATCATATTTTGTAGAACCAGAAGTATTAGAAGCTATCGTAATAGTTTCATCTGCTGTTAATTGAACGATAACTTTTTGTGAAACTCCGCTTGTAGGAGTTCCTGTAATAAGTGCTGCTGCGTAAGGTGTTCCAGTAGACTTAGCTGTTAATGTCATATCAGGAGTGCCCTGTGCTTGAATAGCAAAAGGCCCTGTATCAGGGGTAGCGTCAGCAATAGTTCCACATTGTGGGAGTATACCGTCAGAAGCAAAGTAGGTGTTTAATAAATTAAACTTTTCTACTGTTTCTTTGTGGGTATTGGTGCCTGTATTTAATAAACTTACTGTCGTTGCCATATTATCTTGCCTTTACACCGATAGCTATCCAAGCATATCCGTAATTATATGATGTTGAGAAGTTACCTATATCTCTCATATATGCCTTGAAGTTCGTTGCTGTAATTATTGATGGAGCCGCTATCGTTGGATTACTGGCCGTAAACCAGGCTGGGCTAGTTGGTGTACCAGCTGAAGTTAATCTAGCACCAATAGTACTACATAAAACTATAGGTGGGCTATCATAAGCAACTGGAAAAGTTATAGTATCTGCTTCTAATGTTGTACTGGCTACGCCAACCTTATAATTCCAGCCTCTTTGTATAAGTACGTCGGAAGTCGTTGTGTTGGTTGTTATGTTCTGTATGTCTATAAGTTTCGGCAGTTCTTCTGTTTTAGCGGCCGTTACAGAATTATCCGCTATTTTAGCTGTTGTAACAGCAGAGTCATCTATAGATGCAGTATTTACACCGCCATTACCAACTTTAGAGTATGCTCTCGCATCAGTGATGTTTGCATTAGTAATACTTGAAGCCCCATTGGCTACTGTTACTACTGCTATATTAAGTCCGTAAGTAGGTGGAGTTCCATTATCTGTAGACGCAGAACTAGACCTAGATGTTACAAGTGTGGCTACATCTGAAGAGTCAGCTGCAGGGTTCTCCATTTTGTCTGGGTCGAGTTTAATATACACCCAGTCATATTTAGTAGAACCAGAAGTATTCGAGGCTATAGTTACATTCTCGTCAGCGGTTAGTTGGACTATCATCTTTTGAGATAAGCCTGAAGTAGGAGTACCTGTAATTAACGCAGCTGCGTATGGAGTACCAGTTGATTTAACTAGAACAGTCATATCAGGTGTTCCCTGCTCCTGTACTGCAAATGGGCCTGTGTCTGGCGTTGCGTTAGCAATAGTTCCAGATTGAGGTAAAATACCATCTGAAAATGTGTATGTCAGTGGTAGGTTGAATTTCTCAACTGTTTCTTTATGAGTGTTGGTGCCTGTAGTCAATAAACTTACATTAGTTGCCATTTGTTTTTCCTTTTGAGCTCTAAGAAAGGGCCCAGGTGCTAAATATTGTTATTTGACAGTCTGCTGGACTGTTCATTGTTTGTGCTGAAAATGTGAATTGTGTGCTACCTGGCATTACTTTAAATAATGTAGAGCCAGAGTCTAGGTATTGTGTTAAGTTTGTCCCGTCAGATTTAAGTATCTCTAGTGTGTCTTGGTCGTATAGAACATTTATTTCTTCACCTTCATCTATTGAGGTGTTTACTTGTATGTAGTTAGTTCCATCTGATATTAAAGGATTAGTAACTGGGCCTGTAAACTTAATTACTGGCCAAGCTGGATAATTACCACGATTTACTAAAAGCCCACTTCCTGTAGCACCAGAGTTCTGTCCCATTGATATACCTGTTGATGGTATTGATAGACCTGCTGCTGGTATTTCTACTCCATCTGAAGTTCCATAAGAAGTAGGGGCGAAGTTGGTCTGTACTGATGCTTGTGTTGTAATAACTGGGTACTTAATCTTCATTAAAGCCCTAAATGTAGGCTTAAATGCTGATTTTCTACTCTCATCTATATCTACATATAAAGGTTTCATCATTAACTGTCTGGCTTCGTTCTCTGTCCATTTCATAGGTAAATAGCCGTAATCCGACTCTGCGTCTTCTTGTGCTACCATAGGGTTAAACACTGAACGTAGTTTATCTATGCCCGTATATCTTCCTTCGTCAGTCTCGGAATAAACCCTACCCTCTATCATATAATGTGTCTTACCTATTAGGGTTTGAAAGTCCGTTATACCTGCTTCATCTGGAATAGGCATATCAAAGTCTCGTAAGTCTCTACGAGTAGCTGTTCTTCTTGACGCTTTTATAACGTAGTCGGCACTTTCGTCATTGAAAGTTACAAAATTTGTCGAAGAACCATATGTAAATGTTGATATAATAGGTGCTGGCATTAGTAAGAAACCATTGTCTTATTGTCTAGTTTTCTTTCTTCTTCTGTTCTTTTTTGTTCCCAGTGGTTAAGGGCTGTTAATATCTCCGCCTGAGTTACATCTGACATTAAAATACCTGATTGATATTTAACCATTAGGTCTTCGTATGCTTTAACTATTGAGGCTGCAATTATATAGTTGGTATATTTAGCTGGGATAGTGTCATCATTATCGTATTGCCCCCTACCAATTAATGTCATTGTCCCAGAATATGCTGGGCAATCTTCAAAATAGATAGTTCCAGCTTCTTCCTTCCAGCTAGATTTATCTAATTCTACTGTTTTTGTCCCCACCGTAACCAATATCTTCTTGATATTATCTATTGTCGCTGGTAGTGTGTATGATTGCGTTGATGTACTCGCCGTTAGGCTAGTATCAGTTTTTTCATACGACAAAATAGGGTCATAATCCACAACTTCTAGTAAATATTCATCCTTCTCTTGTGATGTCCACTTATTATCCGCTGTGTCTCTTAATCTCAATTGTAACTTAGCTTTTAATTCTGCTATTGTCATTGTTTTACCTTTTGAGTAATCAATAGATTACCTTCTACTTATATTATACTGTTTTTATTGTCAAAACCTTACTATAACTTCTTGATTATTACTATTACTAATACTATTCCTAGTAAAATCCATATGTATTGTGGCATTGTATTTGTCCTTATTTTATTATTACTAATCCGACTAATGAACTAAAAACTGCTATGACAATAAGCCAAACGATAGCATCAACCATTCTTTCGACTCTCTTTTCTGCATATCTTGAGTCTAAACTTGCAGTTAATGCGTCAAACTTCTCATCTAATTTTATATCCAGGCTTTTAATGTCATCCTTAACCGAGCAAACATCGCTTGATACTTGTTTGACATCATCTTTTACCCGCTTCATTTGTTCTTGTAACACGGCTATTTCTGTCCTTTCATTTTTAGTTGACATAGTTTTTCCTTAGTTAATTTCTTACTTCAGCCCCAAAAATTTGGCTAATGTTAATAGTTTCTTGCCTACCTTTTCTCCAAAACTACCTGCCATTGTATGGTCAGTGGTCATATCATCCCAAACTGCATTAGCAATAGATTTACCTGATAAAAGTGTAGCAATAGTCGGTGCTACTGGTTCTGCATTTGCCCAGTCATCAAGCCCACCCAAATCTAAAGTTATATCTACTGGGTAGAATATTGAGTAGTCATCAAAGTATATGTAAGCATCTGTTGTTAGTGCATCTGTCATTCCTGATACAGTAGCAGTTACTGACCCTGCCGTAGTGGTTGGTGTAACTGGAACAAATAACCTCTGCCAGTCAGTAGTCTGTGTCGCCTGTGCATATGCAGTTGTGCCATTATCATAAGTTATAGTAAGGCGTGGCATCTGATGAGTTCCTGCCCAGTAATTAGTGTGGTTTAGTTTAACCCATACTTCTACTGCCATATCCTTATTCTGAATATTGCCTGTTGGAATTGTTTGTGACCAAGTTAATTGTTCTGTCGAATCTGTTGGTTGTAACCTAAGTGAGAATTTACCAGTTCCTGATGTATGAGCAGTTGTATCTGCAAGAGAATCACCACATCTTTGGTAATACCCATAAGTTAGGTAACCTCTGTCATCATTAGTAGTTCCGTTAAAGTCTGAGAATTTTATATTAGTTCCGAGAGTTTGGTCTGGTAAATAAGTCCAGTCGAAAGTTGCTACATCTGTTGGGGAGTGAAATCTATAATCGTGTAATCCACCAGCAACAGTAAATACATCAGTTCCATTGTTTATAAAAGTAGTATCTGTGTCTATGCTGTTTATTGAAAGGGTATTCTGGAAAGTATAGGCAGATAAACAATTCTCAATTGTGTTTCTTGTAACTGTTGCGTTGATTGCTTTATCTACACATATAGCACTAAGTTGGTTCACTGTATTGGCAACTCCCCAGAAGTAGTTGTCTTCATAAACCATATTGATACCTGAGATATACATTAGAGCAACACCAGACGCTCTTGAGTTCTCGACTACATTACGCTTCATCTCGCCCTTACAGTTGAAAGAACCAGTAGTGCTGAAGAGCCCACCAGTATAGATATTGCCACAGCGTGTATCATTACAAACAAACCTACCTGATTTATAAAGTGAAGAAAATGCAGAATAAGGAACATAAAATGGTAGCATCCTGTGTCCATAAACTCTTTCAATAGTATACCCAGCAGGTGGCACAGTAAGCCCCTGCATTAGTGAGTAACAAGATGAAGTAACTGAACGGCAGACACAATCTGATACAAATTTTGCTGCCCTGTTTGGATTTACTGAGTTAAAGTTTGAAACAGCAGAGTTACCAAAAGTTACTGTTAAGAAATAAACCCCACTAAATTGTTCTCCATCTGCATAGAATAGGTTAGATATTGAATAAGTTGAGCCAGTATAAGATACTTTAATCCCGTGTCGATTAAAGTTGATGACAGTTCCACCAGATTTACGGACATCTGTTAAGAGATTTGAGCTAAGAGTTATAACTTGTCCAGAGATATTATTTATTGTATAAACTGCTAAAGCCCCTTGACCTCTTACATCTGCCTTGCCAACTGTTATTTCATCCCCTATTGCCCAACCTGTTATATCTCCAGTTACTGTAATTTGGTTCTGTGAAATAGCAGCATCACCATTTAGGGTTACATAAACTGGAGTAGTTGGAATTTCTCCGTATAAGAAGAGTGATGCTTTACCAAAAGTGTAAGTTGAAGAAGCGTTATAATGCCTGAATGCTGGTTGCATAGTTCCTGCTGTTGGTGTCCCGAATACAATGTTGGCTTGTTCTGAAAAAGGTATTCTTGCTGCAGAAGTTCCCACTCTCATCCCAGAGTGTGAACCAAATACAATACACCCATTAAAAGTTGCTGTATAAGAAGATGCAGGTGTAGCTGCCCACTTTAATAGTGCTACATTATCAAGTGTTTGGTCTGATTGATTTGAGGTTATAATACAAGCATTCGCCTGAACAGTATCTCCAGTTCCTAAGACACCATTTAATGTAATTGCCCCATCTATTGTTACTGGATAATCAGCGTTTCCTGCAATAAGTGTATCTCCAGATGAGAGAGATAGTTGATTATCACCCCAAGCAAAGAAGCCTGGTGCAGTTGTATTTGATGTTCTTATACTCCAAGTTCCGACTGTTCCACCAGTCTGGTAAAGACTAATTCTCCACCCATCGGCAGCAGTTGTTACTGCATATGGAGTAGTGAAATTAAACTTAGGTATTCCAGACCATAGAAACTTAGTCGAAGCATTTGAGATTTGTGTATGTGTAAATGTTTCATTTATTCTTATTGCCCATAAGGTATGAGTGCCTGACTGTGTGCCAGTAAATGCCGTTAGTGAACCCGTGGGTGTAAGTGAAATATTAAAAGTGTCTGCTGTTTTGTTTCGAACATAAAAAGGTGAAGCAAGTGATGAACCAGTAGGCAATGCTCCAGTCGTTGCTAAAAATACCATATCGCCGTCATTGAGTCCGTGTGCAGCTTTGGTTATAACTGTTGGTGAGGCAATGGTGCAGGTAAAAGTCCCAAGTGACTCTTGAATATAAACTTGTAATGACCTATCACTCTCATAAGTTGAGTTCGTTAAAAAGAACCCAATCCCTTGTAAGTTACAAGCATTAGCAAAAGTAGTAGTCCAATGCCTTATAGTTGTAGCCAAAAGACCAGTATCAGAAATAGCAGAAAGGTTATGTGCCTCTACTCTAAGAAACCCATTTACATCAGATGTATTGGTTGCTGCTGGTTTATTAATGACTACTGCCACTACTTAATCTCCTGACCTATGTATTGTTTTAATGTATCTACTTTAGAAAGGACTGCGTTAAATTCGGCTAATCTAGTCTTTACCACAGTCTTAATCTCGGCAATACTTACATCAGTCTTAAAATTAAAATGTTCATCTCTGTCATTTGAAAAGTGAAGAAAGACCCTGATTGTATCACCATCTTGTATTACATTTGTTAAAGTTGCTGTTGTCATATCTCTCCTTATAAGGCTGAAGAATAATCTTCGTAAGTTAATGTTGCTCTATTTGTCCACCCCAAAGTATAGGTAGTTCTTGTAGGGTTATTTGTAATTGTGGCGTAGCCTATTGCCATACCAGTTGTTTCGTCTATTTTTTTAAGTAACCACTCTCCTGTAGATTTCTCATATCCAGCGTAAGTAACTGTGGCTGAGGCTTCTTCTAGGTCGTTTAGACCATATTCTTCATCACGAATCTGGGCAAGGGTTGCTTCGGTAGCGATACCTTCGGTGGCCATATCAATATCAACTCCACCATCCCATCGTTCCCAGTCACCTATACCCCCATTCAATGTTTGATTCCATACATAATTACCAGTCTTTTTCACTGGTGTAGGGGAAAGGTCATCGTGTTCAGCCATTATGACCGAGTTTTGTACATTACCAGAGTGTGGCATTATTTCTCCATTAGTTTAAGTTCTTTATCTATATCTTCTTTTTGGTTAGCAAGTTTTACATACTGCCAAATTTTGTCTAAGGAAGGATAGTCTGTTCTACCTATCTTAGCATCTACACCTTTTATCATATAAATTGCATCAAACACATCAGCGTTAGGCTTTTGTGTTTGTGCCCATTTCATTATGTCTACTATTTTTGCTTGTATTTCTGTATCGTCAAATTGCCCAAGCTCTAATTCAAAGAATGAATATAGTTTTAATTTAGTAGCTAAATCTATTTCATCAGACTCTTTAACTATTGTCTCAACTTCTGTAGCAGAAGGAGTTTCTCTGATTTCTTCTGGTGCTTGTTGAGCCTTTAATTGTTCTACTATTTTACTTTCTTCCATTTTGTTCTTCCTCTAGGCTAGTCTCCCCTGCCCATATTCTTTTCCATTTGTTTTGTATATATTCCTTTCGTTCATCTTCGTGTAAATCATTATTTAATTCTTTTTTAGAAGAATGTGCTTGGTGATAAAATCTTAATCCTCCTAGCGTCCATACTTCCCAGCAATTATATAGTAGGCACTGTAGTTGGTCGTGGTCGTCCCATCCATATCCAGGGACTCCCATCGGGCCAGTAACGTCATACCAGCATTGCTTAGCGGCTTTCTCTTTATAGAGTCCGTATGCTCCCCAAGCCCAATCCGAGTTATTGTTTCTGAAATAAACTCTGTAGGCCTTCCTATCAGCCATATCTCTTATAGGAACGCCACAACGATTATAATCTCCTTCAAATCCCACACATCCAACTTCTTCTTTTTTATATAAATACTTTCTCATCTTATCTATGGAACCAGGAACATATAATATGTCTCCGTCTAGCGAGAACACATCTCCTTCTTGATGAGCAAGTGCTTGGTTTCTTCCAACACCTAACCCTAAGTTAGTTTTATTCTCAATATATATAGCACCATCTTGCTTTTTAAGTGGCTTCATTGAGCCATTATCCACAACTACAACTTTATGGCCTTCTCTTAAAAGTCTCATAACAGAGTCTTCTACTATCTTATTAGTATTCCAACTAAGTATTATTGCAGTTACTTTATAACTCATAAAACTTTCTTCCCACATTTAGCACATAAATGTAGTTCAGCATTATATCCTTCTGCCTTAACCCAACAATGCCACGCTTTCCTTATTTTCTTTTCGCACATTCCACATACAAACTCCCTATACTCTGGCTCCCACGTTCTTGGCCATTTCTTTAAGTATGAAAGTATAAATTGGTCATCTATCATTTAATTGCTCCCTAATAAATGTGCTTGAGACACCTTCTGTATATTTTACATACTCGATTGGGGTATTTGTAACCTGTAATCTCCACTTACCTGGAAAGTCTTTGGTGTCATCACCTCGCATATATAATCTGTCTGGATACTTGTTAGCAATCTTCTTGAATATCTTTTCTGGGTCTATGCTTCTCGTTATATAAATCTTATCTACTAATCCAGTAATCTTTAAGTTTTCTATTCTTTGTTTCAAGTGCTGAAATGGTATCTTGCCTTTAATTAAGTAACAAGACTTATCATCGTGTAATATAACGATTGTTTTTCTACCAGTATCACGCATCTTCCGCAACAGATTTAAATGCCCTTTGTGGCAACCGTCAGCTATCGCAGCCAAGAATACTACCTTAGTCTTGCTGATAGAATTTAAAGTCTGGCTTAAGTGATAGTAGCTGTTCTGGATTATAGCAACTATGCTGGCTAGAATGTATTTTAGTTTTCCAATCACCATATCTATATGTTAGATACCCTTCTATGTCTTTTGGGACATTAAATTTAGTTCCTCTAAAATCTATTTCGTCTAATAATTCAAAGAAATGTGCTGGTACAACTTGTGGAATAAGTGTTGTTGGACTGTCATAAGTACCTGCCCAAGCCAAATGTCCTGATTTCTCATAGAAGAACAAGTCTATCTTCAAGTTATTCTTCACGAAGGCCACTTCCTGAGCACGATTTTTTGCTCTGTCGTCACCTTGCCACCACATATGGACATCATACCCCTTTTTAGTCATACCCTCTATGATATTAGGAATTGCGTGCTGATAATTTGCCCAGCTGGCTAAATCTATATCGTCTTCATCATCTTCACAAAAGTCTTTATCTCTGTGTGCTCCAAGGATTGTTCCACCATCTAACCAATAAACTATTCCTAACTCGTCTAAGACTTCTTTCATCTCTAATAGGTTTGCAAAAGCTTCATCGTTACGCATTGAATTCCTCTGACCATTGTTTAGCGACTGTTCCCCAGTTATAGGTTTTCTTTGCCCAGTCAATCATCTCTGCCCTTGCTGCGTCAAAGTCTTTATCTCTTGGCTTATCCATAGCGTCTAATAGGTTAGCAACATATTCATCTACCACTTCTTGTTGTAAAGCATCTAAGCCTTCTGTTTTGTATCCATACTGAACCGTCTCATCAACTGCTCCGAATGGGACTACAATAGGTATTGCTCCAGCGACTTGTGCTTTCATTGCGGATATACAACTAATCTCTGGGAATATGCAAGGGTAAGGCCATAGGTCTGCCTTTAGGTATTCTTTGGCTATTTCTTTATGCCCAACTCTGCCGTGGTCAAAGATGTTCTTCTGTTTCATCTTTTCTTTCAGCTGTTCCATCCATTGCATTTTATGAGGATAATTATTATTTCCCTTAATGAAATTATCCCACCCATAGAATACGTGAAGCTCTGCATTGGGGTCTTTTTCTAAGACCTTTGGCCAAGCATCAACTAATATCTCTAATCCTCTTGAAGGACAAGAGCCATAAATCATTCTATTCTTTTGCTTCTTTTCTGGAACACTGAATTGTTCTTGAACTATCCCATTAGCAGAATACAGTATTTTATCTTCTGGTATACTAGGGAATAGATTTCTATGATATTTTGAAAGGACAATAACCTTATCAAGGTTCTTTAGAATATTCTTTGAGAACGCTTTATCTGGATAGACATCGTGTAACCAAAGGTATTTCTTTTTAGTGTCAAACTCATCTGAGAAAAACCCAGGAGTTCTCCACCCTATTAAAATGTTAAACTTATCTCCACCATTGAATTCCCAATAGTTTTTATAAGTCACTCCGTCATAGTCTTTATCTTCACCACAAGAATTGTATACTGTAACCTTATATCCGAGTTTAGTAAGTTCCTGTGAAAGGTATATAACTGCTTCTTCACTACCGCCTATACCACTTGCAATAGTTGTAGGGTTCCATTCTTCCCAGCTCTCTCCGCAGTATATAACTATAGAGTTATCAGCCCATTGCTCTGGTTTCTGATACTTCCACTTTAATCGCAGTAATGCTGGGTTATCAAATAAGTTTTGGGGAATAGCTTGAACTAATTTCCTATTCTTCAGCTTATTACTTTTTCTATTATATCTTTCTATTTTAAAGAAAGCATTTACTACATCTTTTTCTTTTTGTAGCTTATTATTTAAATCAATGTTCTTAGTTATCGCCTTTTCTTTAGGCATTAACTTCTGTAGTTTCAACAAGTATTTATTAGCTTCTTTAAATTGGCCAAGATTAGTATATGCCTCTGCTATATCACCCAAAGCTTGTGGCTTCCTAGCGACTGTAATCCAATCACCATATACTGCCTTCTTATTAAAGCCTAACAATATCCAATCTCTAGCTTTTTCCCACCTGCTGAATGTTTTATATATTTTCCCTAATAGATAGCAGGCATCTGGGAACTCTGGTTTCTCTTTAACTGCGAGTAAGGCATAATCTATGGCTGCATTTTCTTTACCCGCCTCTAGTGCAATCTCTGCTAAATTTAAGTAAGCGTCATATCTCTGCTCATCCCATCCAGACATTCTTGTAAATATTCTCAATATCTCTTCTGCAACGTTATGTATCCCCAATGCTTTATATGTAATCCCCAAGTAATAAGTGAGTCTTGGGTCTACTTCTTTTCCCTCGTCTCTTTGTCTTTTCACTTCGGCTTCTATAATCTCTAGGTTTCTAGTTGTTGCTTTGTCAGAATTCTCTGATTTATGAACTATATTTATAAGGTCAGTTTTGGCTATTGGGGTATTTACTTCATCCATTAAGTTTTCGTGGATTACTCCTACCCATTCGTAGTCTGCTTCTCGCCTGACTATTCTAAGTTTCGGATGACTAACAGTCACATTTCCATACTCATCGTGGTCATAGTCATAATTAACAACTATACCACCAACTTTTGGGCTTGCTTTAGCCAGCACATTTTTAATGTTCTGTGGATTCTCTACAATGTCATCTGCATCACTCCACCCGATAAAATCAAAACTTTTATCTACTCTACTGAAATTAAAATTCCTTGCCTTGGAAAAGTCTTTTCCCCATTTTATATAAGATATATCTGCATTATACTTCTTAGCTACTTCTTCTACTTTACTATTTTCTCCAGTAATTGTTATAAAAAATTTATCAACATTCCCCTTGAACGACCGTAAAGACCTATCTAAGAGCTTTGCCTCATTGTCGTCTGGTTTAACTATCACGCACCACGCAAGTTTTATACGAGACACAGTAACACCTCCCTATAATATTTAGTCCAAAAATCTCTGTCACCATTGGCTATAGAGTTGCATCTTTTGCATAATGTTATTAGATTATTGTTATCACAGTTATTTCTATCATAATCTATATGGTGTATTGTAAGTCCTCTATTAAGAGTGTCTTCGTCTCTTACAATATTTTCCTCAACACCACACAATAAACAAATATAACCATCTCTATCTTTGATGGTTAACTTCTTTTCTATGTTGAACTCATAACTGTATGGTAGAAAAGATTTACCACCCTTCCAGTTGTGATTGTCTTTACCAAACCTACTATGTTTCTTTCTTATCTCTTCTGCCTTATCTGCACCAAATATCTCTTCTATAGTCTTTCCTTTTCGACTACTGTTCATTTCAGAAAACCTCTTTCTTTGTTTTTCGGCCACGGGATGGTTTTTTATAATATCACTCATCTTTTTTCTATGTTCCTCGGTGCGTATATAACTCTTTTTGCCAAGCCTATCATCACCCATACACCTATAAGAACAATATTTCCCCCCGCCCTTTCTTAGGTGGCATTTGAAAATATGAAAAATCTTATGGCAAACTAGACATTCTCTTTCTTCTTTCATAACCCTCCTAGACTAAATATCCAATTCTAAACATTGGAAATTCCCTCATAAACCAAGTTAAGCTTCTTTTATCTTGTAAAAAGTCTGGTGCGATTTTCTTAATCTTTAAGAATAAATCTTCTGGTATCTCTAACGCGTGTCTTCCATATTTACTTTCAGACCTAGCTAAGTCCTTATCCCTTAAATTGTTTCTTATCTCTTCTATTTGAGTTAGATGATAAGCCATCTCTGCTTGATGTGACATTACCCAAGATTCAATCATTAGTTTGATTAAATCCCTGTCTTTGTCCGTTCGGTCAAAAACCTTTTTCCCATAGTTTCTCATAAATTCTCCTCTCAGTCAGAGAGCCGAAGTGTCGGCTCCCATCAGAACTAAGAATTAACTTCTTACATAACCACTTCTGTATGCACAAGTCTTTTCACCACGTACTTCTAGAGTTAGTTCACCTTCTATCATACCTTTAGTAGCAGAACCAGTCTTTGCTAAAGGAGTATGTTTAGGTTTTCTACCATTTAGGTAGGCAACTTTTAAGTATTCTGGGCGAATAGCAAGTAATGCACAAGCAGCAGCAGCGTTAGGCATAACTCTTGAAAGATATACTCTTACTGTACCGAAGTCACCTTCATATACAGATACAGAGTTCCATAGACGTTTGTCAGAAGCGTCAACTTGTTTAGTTGCACCACCTGTTAAACGAGATATAGCTCTCTTCAAATAAGAGTTTACATATACTTCATTAGCTACATCTTCTGTACCTGAGTCATAAATACCTTGGAAGATATCATTGAACTCAACTTCAGTTAAGGATGTACCTGAGTTTCTTGCTGTTTTGTTTGTAGAGATTTGCTGAATTGCTCCACTCAATTTTCTAGCAACACCAGATGAACCTGATGCAGTTGTTCCAGCTACTAGAGCATTTTCAACGTCTCTAGCGAAAGCAACCATAGCTTTCATTTGCTGGTATGCATAAGGGTCTTTCATTCCATAAATATCGATTGCTCTTTCAGTATCAGTAACTTGTAACACTTTTCTAAAGATTTGTGTTATGTTACCTTTACGAGTTGCAGTCGTATGGTCAACCACTGTAGCGTCAGCACCTTCGATGACTGCATTGTGTGCAGCAGCATCAAAAGTATCTTCTGGCCATTCGTGGTAAGTGTTAAATGCTGTAGTTGTTCCAAGACCACTGTAAAGTGGGGTGTTCTTGTAGTCAACGTTTGTGATTAAATCTAAAACGTCATCTTTACGAACTCCGTCTTGGTAACTTTGTAGTCCTATTGCCATAATATTACCTCATTATTGTCTATCTATCGAAAGGATAATTTATGCCCTCTTTTTTAAAGTCTTCTGCTGCTCTCTTAGAGAGTAGTTCGACGACATCGTCTGTTGGGACTCCATCGCCTTCAAACTGAATATCTTTGGGTTTATCTTTCGGTTCGATAGGATTATTGTTATCTACCCTAACATTAGTGGTATCGAGGTTATCCTCAATAGCATTAAGTTTTGCGACTAGATTACTTTCGGCATCAAACCAGGTGTCCACCTGACCAAAAGCACTCCAAGGGTCATCGCCATAAGTAGCTTTCGCTATTTTCTGGACTTGTTCAGGATATTTAGATAATCCTTTCTCAAAAACTTCTTTAGCTTTTTGAGTCATTATCTTTTCCTGTTCTGCTGTGGCTTCTGCTGTAGCATCAGCCTCACGTTCAGCTTCTATAGCCTCTAAACGAGCCTTTAGTTGCTCAACTGTTTCACTATTGGATTCTGTTGATGACAGAGCTTCCTTTAGTTCGTGTTCAAGTTGGTTTGCTCTTTTTTGGGCTTTGTCTGCTGCTAGTTTAGCCGCTTCAAGCTCCTCTTTTGAGAAAACTTCCTCTTTTGGTTCTGTTTCTACTTTTGGTTCTTCAACCTTAGTAGTGTCTTCCTGGTTAATAGTCTTGTTCTCTTGTGCGTCCTCTGTTTCTACAACTTCCGCTGTAGTGTCCTGAGCATTTTGCAAGCTTTCTGACATATACACTCCTTATTTAATTACTTTCTTTTTATTTATCTCTTGTAGCATTATACGAGCCTTCAAAGGATAACATTCCTGGTGCCTTATCATTAAATAACTTAACGCCACATACATCACAGTACATCATATTGTTAGCTCTTCTTTTCTTGTGGTCGCATTTCGTCATAAGTTCGTTTAGCAGCCTTTCCACAATCACATTTCATATACTTAGTCCCAGGCAAAGCCAATTCATTGAATTTATGTTTACTAGGGCATTGGAAATTGTAGTGTGGGCTCATTATTTATCCTTCTACTATAATTATACCAATTTTATGCCCAAAACCTTACAATGTCTTCCCTAAATGGAATATCTTTTTACCCTTTTTCTTCTTGGCATACTTAGCAGATATTTCTGATAATGTCTTAGATTTTCCTGTAGCAAATGATTGTAGTGGCTTATATGGCCCAAGCTTTCTTATCCTTGACAGCACTTCTGGGTCTTCCTTACTGAACGACTTAATCTTTTTAACGTTCTTCTTGTCTTCAACCATCTTCTTGGTTACTTCGTTATATTCAGGGTAGAAAGATTTTTGTAGATAGTTCTCTTCCCTTCCAGCTGCATTTTCTAAGAAGCCCATATATCTATTCGCTTCTTTTAGCGCAGGAACTAAATTATTCAGAACAAGCTTTCTCCCAGAATCGGTAGTCATATTATATGAGTCTGGGTTAAACGCCATTCTCTCTATAGTTCGCCAGAACGGTGTTAGTCCACCAGCTGTTATTGGGTATTCTGTTGAGAATGGGTCAAAGACACTCATAGCAAATAATAGTGGTCTCCACTGCGGTTCGTTCACTGCCCGTTTTTCCATCTCATCTCTAGTGGCCGTATAAGTCTTTAGGACTTTCTCTGCCGCTATAGGTCGTATTGCCTTACCTGTGGTTAGATATTTACCAACCTTAGTAGTAAATTTCTTAACATAAGAGTAAGGGAATGCAACATTGTGTAACTGTCTTTCCCAAGCACTCCTATAGGGGTTATATAATTGTATTCCAGCTCCAGCGTCTCTTGCCTTATCCCAAGCTTTATTAGCTAATGCCATATCTACTTGTTTCCAGGGGTCAGTAGCCCCAGTAACTCCAGCCTTCTTAAATAGGAATCTACCTTCTTCATTTCTAAGTCCTTTATTCTCTTTTATAAATGAAAGTATTTCTAGTGCAGGGTCATCTGCATTATTTAACCGTTTCGTAAACTCTTTTATGTGTGGGACTTTATCAATATTACCATATTGCTTAATAGCTTGTTTCCCTAATGGTGTCTTAGCTACTGCATCTTTATAAGCATCCAAATAATGTATGGAAGCGGATTTAACTCTACCAGCTAACTCAAACTTGAATCCTGATTTTTCTACATCTATTCCAGTTCTTCCCATAACACCAGCATCTCCAGCTGCCCTTATATATGAAGAAGCTTTTTCACCAACAACTGGTGCTTTGGCAATCCTCTCCCCGATTTTTCTAGTAGTGCCTTTCATTCCAGCAGCATCCATCATTCCATAGATAAATGTTTCGGGTGTTTGTTGTAGTAAGAAAGATGGTCTAGCTGTAAACCTACCAGCTTGGTATAATTTCTCTAATCTAGTTAATGCTGGTATCTTTGTGTATAATTTTTGTTTGATAGAGAATATATTATTAGCTTTTAGTGTGTCGTAAATACTACTAGCTACAAGGCTTCTTAGCTCTGGACCTTTGAGTCCAGGTATTTTTAAGTCTTTAGCAATTCTAGCAAGTGCCTTATTCGAAACATCTTGAGCTGTATGTGCTGGCATAAATGCAGACATATCTGACATCTCTTTGTCTATAGCGGCTTGTATCTTCCTAGCATCAGAAACACCATACTTATCTTCTAAGGCATATTTAATGTTGTCGTTCATTTCTAACGATAATGTGTATGTATTTATCTTGGTTAGCATTTTACCGCCAAGCTTTGTCTTAGCTAGTGGGCCTATTATTTGGTTAGCTAATGTTTTTTGCAGGTTTCCAGTTATCCCAGGCATCAGCTTCGGCCTTACTTTAGTAATCATATCTGTAATGTTGGCAAACTGTGTTGGTTTACCCTTTTCCGCCATTACTTTAATAAAATTACCTATTTCTGGTTCACTAACCGTTTTAAACGCAGAGGGCCCTTCTAATTGTAACTGTTTTGACACATCTTCTACCTTTTTAAGTTTAGTTATAGGTATTTGTTTAGTAATTGGTATATCTACCCCACCCTTAACTGGTTTACCGATAGGCATAGCAGAACCTTCTTGAACTACAGTCCTCTTGCTAATATATTTAGTTCCATCTTTTCTTGTTTTTATTGCTGGAGATACTGTCTTACCTGCAATTTTGGGTGAACCTAATTGTTTTAAGTCATCACCAACGAACCCAAGCTTATCGTCTACATATTTAGTTGTCTTTGGCATTGTTCCGCTGACTTTAGGTTTAGGGCCAAATAGGTCTTGCCCAGACTCCGACTTATTAAAAGCTTTTGATACTTCATCAGCATTTGGTGCCTTATTAGTCCAAGTACCTCTTCTATTTGCTACTATAAAGTGCTGTAATTGTGCTTCTGGATTATTGTTAAGCTGAATCCAACCGCCAGACCTTTCTAAATGTTTTTGAAAGTCTATAACTGTTTTTTCTGTTATATCTTGTAACCTAATCCCTCGTTCGTCCGCCCAATTCACAATACCTCTCATTAAGAGTTCTTTGTTTGTTATTTTAGTATCCTTGGTGAGTCCAGATAAAGCACTGGAAATCTTCTCTGAACGGTTCAACAATTTAGAATTCCCCCATACTTTATCTACTGCAGAGCTTAGGTTCTTATATCCAACAGTTTCTTTAGCCCCCTGAACAAATTTACCTACTTTATTATAAAATTTAGCTGTCATTGGTAGATTAGTAACAGTTCCCCAAACTATATCTAGAACATCCCTTGCTGGGCCTTTAATTATTTGTTCTTCGTTGACTCCCTTAGCTAAATCACCAGATAAGAAGTTTTTACTTATTTCTGCACCAATCTTAGGTGCTATTTGTTTTCTAAGTGCTAATTCTCCGACAGTCCCAGCAATTCTACCAACATTAGTTCTTTCTAAGACATTAAGAGCATTTATAGCCTTACCTACAAATGATTTAGCTGGTGCCTTAGCCGTTACACCTAGTAATCCTTTAGAAAGGCCTTTTTGTGCCATTCTAGTCTCTCTCGTTAGCTGTTGCCCTAGTGCTGACTTGTTCTTAGGTCCAAACTTTAACCCCATTGAGGCTACAGACATAGCAGATAGTGCGTTGTCCATTACTTCCTTATCTGATGGGAGTTTAGTTTCTATATCTTGTAATTCTTGTGATTGTCCAGCGTATTGTGCTTGAACTGATTTAAGTCCAGCTTTAAATTCTGCTTGGCTTATTTTACCCTTCTTATATCTATCTCTGAGTTGATTAAACTCCATATCGGCACGTTCTCTAGACTTATCTTGTAGCTGTATATCTGTAAGTGCACGTTGTGAAGAGGCTTCCGCTAAGTTTTTAACAAATCTACCAGTCCCCTGTATTGCACCCCAGACTGCTTCCGTGGCTTTAACTGGGTTAAGTGCGTTGCCTAAGAATCCTAAGACCCCAGCTCCACCAATACCAATAGAACGCATAGCGTTCGATACTGGATAATTCGGTACACTTAGGTTTGTCTTCTGAAATTCTCCATAGTCTGCATATTTTTTAGTCCCAGCAAAGCTGAGGCCAGAAGACACATTACCTACTGCCTTATTTTTTCTTACAATAGCCATTTATTACCAACTCTTTCTACCAAGTTCTTTTATGGCATCTAATTCGCTAAGCTTAAAGTTATTCCCCTTAATAAAGTCATATCCCCCGTCAGCTTTTTTCACTCTATAGTAGTCTATTCCGCCCTTTTTACCTAAAAGCTGTTTACCACCACCAAACATTCTACCGACTGTTTGCATAGCCTTATTTAATACTGGAACTTTCATTTGCGGTGCTAAGTTCATTGCTAAATTACCTACACTTTTTATTGGTGCCATAGGTTGGGCTGGTTTAATAGTACCATATTTCTCTGCTGCTTTTTTCCTAGATGCAGTATTCATATTGAACCATTGTTCTGGACTATACCCAGCCTTTGATAGTGTTTGTCTTTCCCAATCTTGCATACCAGCCATATATTTGTTCTTAGCATCAGTATATATACCACCCTGGGCTGTACCACCGCCACCGAAAAGTTTTAGTCCAATATTTTGTGCAGTTTTACTATCTACTATAGACTTTATTCCCTGCTTGAAAGCTTTATCATCTGTGAATATGTTTCCACCACTTATCTTTTCTCCCGTGACTGTGCTTAGTGGGCTAGAAAATGGATTAAATGGGTTTTCTTGGAACTGTGCATTAGTGGTTGCAACTTTTAACTGGTCTTTTATATTCATTGGCTTACGGACTACTTCACCTTTATCGTTGTATACTGCCTGTTCAACTAAGAACCTGCCATTATTGGTAACTCCAGTCCTTTCAAGGAACTCGGCCTGGTCTGCTGGCATATCTGATTCTTTCATTCTATTTATAAGGGCCCATTGGTTATCTACCCTAATAGGTTTTCCATCTTTAAGTATGGTTTGCCCGTTATTCTGTAATGTTCTCGTTCCACCCGTAGCTACTTTAATCCCGCTCTTATCGTCATCAGCTACATCATAAACAGTTCTACCCATAATAGCTTGGTTATCTTTAATTTGGCTAGGCCTTACTAGCTTATAAATAGGTTTATCGCTTCTTAGTTTATCAGTTGCGTCTTTATCATAAACCCTGACCATCTCTGACTCTTGTTGGTTGAACTTATCTACTTCTGCTTGGTCTCCAAACTCTTTTGGGACAAAATTCCCAGCATCATCTAAGTCCATTAGATTTAAGTCTAAGAAGTCTTGTGAGTTTTTGTTGATTGTATCTTCTGCAATTAATGGATTACCGTCAGCATCAGTCATAAACTGTGCACTCTCTAGGACTGACATTGGAGAATCAAAGCTGAACTTACCATCATTAACACCATTTAGTGCTGCTGATTGTAATTTTGCCCTTGCTTCATATGGGTCTTTCGTAGTTCTCGCAACATATGCCTCGTAGGCTTTCCAATCTTTAACCGTTTGTGATACATATTTTTTCTGTGCTGCTATTGCTTTTTTACCAGCACTGTCGGATGCACTTTGTGCAGCACTTTGTATCGCAGTTAAAGTATTATTATATGAGGTCATAGCTGCTATTGCTGCGTTATTATCACCATCTTCTAATGCTGAGTAATATAGCTGTTCATACATCTTTAAAGACTTTTGTCTTTTTGCGTCAGTGTCATTGCCTAAAAATGAAGCTTCAAGCATCGTATTTCTTCTATAATCTGCCCTATCGTCTTTCTCTACCTGAAATGCTTTTCTTTCCCAATTAATAGATTGGGTTGGGTCGCCCTTATATTGTTCTTGTCTTTTCTTAACGAAAGCTCTATATTCGTCTCTGGAAATCTGGTCAAAATCATAATAGAAGTCCATTGTTTTATCTTCAATGGCTTCCTGCTTATTACGAGCTGCTTGTATCGTCTTTAATAGAGATGAAGGCGATGTGTATGAGTTAGAGAAATACCTCGAATTTGCTGGCATTTAGTGCTCCTTAACCTACAAAGTTCTTTTGTGCTATTGCTCCCTCAGGTGTCGCTGTAGGCATCTGCCCACGCTGAGGTAATGGTTGTGCGTTTTCTTGGTTTTGTCCAGGAGTTAATGTTGGGTTAGGCTGTGAGCCTACTCCAGGCAATCCTTCACCACCCTGTTCCATTTCTGGTTGCATACCCATTTGAGCTTGCTGTGCTTCCATCATATCTTCTTGTTTGTCTTGCATATCTTGTGCTTTCATCATTTGGTAGGCTTGTGGGAATACTATTGGGCCAATGACATCATCTGTAGCTTCAGTTCTAATCCTGTCTAATTCTTCAGATGGGTCTTGAACTCCAGTTTTCTCTAGGTAGGTTTCAAGTGACATAGCTCCACGCTGTAAGTCATTTAGAAGCATAGTTCTATAAGCGGCACTTTCTTTTCGGAGGACTGATGGCCACTCTATATATATTTCTATATCTTCTGGTATTGCTTCACGAACAGCTCTATCTAGCTGTCTCATCTTATAAATTAAATCAGAGAACATTTTAATAAGTTCTGGTGTCCATCTGTCTTGTTTCTCTTCAACAACATCAAGTATGGATTTCATACCCATCATTAATGCTTCAGCTGAGTCATAGTTAATCTGTGGGTTCTCAAACATAATTCTACCAACACCAGATGACTTAGCCATAGCTTCTTTAAGCTCATCCATAATCTTGGGATATTCGTATGATACAACAGGTGGCTGAACGAATTTAATATCTTGCCCTGGGTTAGCTGGTATAATTGTAGTTTCTCTTTTATTCTTTTTGGGGATTGTTGCTTGGTTATAACCAATAGCAAGACCGATAGGAAAGTGGAATTTCTGCACTTTAGTTGTTTCTTCTGACATTCTCTCAATGTAGCCTATGTTTTGTGATATGAATTGAGCAGATAGGTCAGATAGTCCCCAAGCTTCACCTAATTCTATTTTATTTCTAACTAAAATATAACCAGGCACTTTAGCTGGCTCACTTCCATCCATATTTATTGACTGAATAACTTTGTTCCCGATATAAAGTATATTAACTATAATCGGTTCGCCATCCTTTTTAAGCCCTAGTGGGTGTACTCCAGTGTAGTCTGTGATAGTACACATAGGTATAGTCTCGTCTTCTGTGTTGTCTTCAGTTATTACATCAGCGGAAAATGATTCATCTTTCCCTAAGAACTCTGCGTAGCGTCTATTAGCCTCATCAAGTTCCATTTTATATCTAAAAACATCAGCACTTCTTTCTCTGAAGTCATCCTGTTTCCATATAGCATAATAGTTTTTTAGTTTCTCTATTAGTTTGATTTTAGGCTTTACTTGTCCATTCTCTTTTTCAACCCAGTATTTCATAACTGTAGTTCCGTAAGCTGAGCCTATCCTAGAGCCATCTTTAAATAGTGAGTAGCCACCATTGTCTTTAATGATAGCATCTACCAACTTCTTAACTGCCTGTGCCTTAGCTTTCCTAGCCTCGTTTGTTAGGAATGCTTCTTTCTTCTCTGGGTTTTCTAGCATTTGCCCAGAAGTCTTATCCATTCTTTGGTCTTCTATAATAGATGTGTCAATCTTGTCATAATTAGTTCCAATAAAGAAACCCTTACCCATTAACTGAGATGTATGTATATCAAGGATTCTCGGTGCGAAGTTGAAGTCTGTCATATCGAAATCTTTAGGAAGGTTCGCTTCTTCCATCATCTTATCGCCGTAGACTATCTCGTGTCTATATGTAATGTAGTCATTTCGTTCAACTACATCTTGTTTACCTTTAGCAATCTCACCCTCTATAACGTGGATAATTTTAGCGTCTTTTTCTTCTTTTACTTTAACTTCTTTTTTCTTTTTGAATACATCTAGTATTGCCATTTTAGTCCTTACCAGTTTACTCCTACAGCAACCATTTCGGTGTTCTGTGGCTGACCATCAGTTGCCTGATAGAGAGCTAAACCGAAGCCGATTACGCAGTCAGTCGTGAATTTATCATCACGCTTACCTCGTTCTCGTTTTCTGTAGATAGATAACTCGTTAATTAGTTCTTTAATTCTTGGGTATCTAATTTTGCCATATGGTTTTCGTTCGCCCTTACCATCTGACAATGCTTTTTTTATTGAAAGTATTATTTGTTCTTTTGTATTTATCATCGGATTAAACCTAGGGTCAGTAGGGAGCCCCTCTATTCTTCTTCTATTACCGAACCCATAGAAGGTTGCAAGGTTCTTAATCCTATCTGGAAGCATATCTTGCCATAAAAGACCAGCCTCGTTAGAGGAATCCATTATAAATTCAACTTGGCTCTCTTGATTGTAGTGGTCGAATATGTCTACTATGTCCTGCAAATGGAGAGTAGGAGGTTGTTCGGCACCTTTTTTCCGTGACCATCTAACTATTTCAAGCGGGTTAGTTGATACGTCTATGACGCATATTACAAAAAAGTCTCCACCAGCAGCAGTATCTACCCCCATAGTGTACTTATGCCCTGGCTTAAACTGTATAAAATCTTCCATACTCTCATCAACTGCGTTTAAAATATCTTCATCGTCAAAGGTTTTAGAGCCAGTGATAACGAACTTACCATAAACTACCTGTAACAATAATGGGTCTTTACCATATTGTAGTTTCATTTGATACTCATAGTCCTTGGGTAGGTATGGGTTTTCTAATGCTGAGCCTTCTTGTGAGTAATAGCCTTCCTGTTTAGGGTGGTTATCTCCGCCACCTCTCCAAAATAGTTCCCTATAATAGATGAGTGAAGGTGACTCAGCGTCTGGTGTTGAGAGTATGTCTAGAGTGCCACCAAGGTCTGCGAGCCTTGGTAAAATAGTAGACATAACCTCATATTCTAAATGGTTAGATTTACAACCTTCGTCATAAGAGATATAAGCGAACTGCTTAGCCGCTATTGACTTAGCCTTATCGTGTTCTGTCGGTCTAATAAGTAGAAGCGAGTTATTCTTAAACCCTACTTGCATAGTGGGTTGTTCTGTCGCCGTTAGGATAAATCCTTCTAATAAACACTTATTAGGTTTGGTCGTCCCGTCTTCTGAACGTATTGCAAATGCAGAAGTTAAAATAGATACTACTACTTTAAATACTTCTTCTGCTTGTTTGGAATCTGGGGATAGATTGCAGGTCTCGTATCTTGCTTTAAGGAGTTCTTCTGGCCCATCTACCTTTATCCCAAACTTATAAAAATTGTGGTGGATATGTTTAATCGCTACTGAGACTGTCTTACCCCACCTGTTACCTGGTATTAAAACATTTATCTTTTCATTGGAATTTTTTAGGAACTCAATTTGCCCTGGGTGCATCGTAATGCCCAGAAACTCTTTAGCAAAATAAGGTATATCGTTATACCCCTTCTGAAATTTCAGCTTTAGTAGGCTCTGTTGTTCCTGACTCAAGTCTGTCATTTTGTTCCTTCTCTAATTCAGGCTTCCTAGAATCAGCTACCATAGCATACATAATCATTTCAAATGCTGACTTCTTATCATCCCATTTCTCGTATTCAAATTTCTGTTTAGTTGCCTGTGTAACAGCTGTTGGTGTCATCTTGTCTATTATGTGCTGTTTTAGGTTTCCATCTTCATCTAATGCAGCTTCTAGTATTTTATCTGTGTAATCCTGTGCTCTCATCCTCTGTTTAACCACATCACCTTGTATAATCTCACCCTTAATTATGGCTCCTGCTACTTGGTCAGGGTTTTGATGTTTAGTTAGGTGGTTTCCTAGGGACTTGTTTGTACAGCCAATATCTTTCGCTATACGAGACCAGGGCTCACCCCCCTTAACAAAGCGTGAACATTCATTTAATCTTCGCTGGAGTTTAGAGTCTCCCTCTATGATTTTCTTACAAACAACACATCTTAAATCAGGTTTCCAATACATAATTATCCTTTCTTGGTATATCCCCAATTTCTGTCTGTATTGTGTTTATCTACAAAGCCAACTACCCTAACATAGTATGTTTGTGAATGATTCTTAGGATGATGTATGATGTGAAAACCATACTGCTCCTTCCCATCAATACTAAATCCACAGACCTTTAAATTCTTAAAGTCTGCCCCCTCTTTCCCAGACAGTTCAAATATGGTGTTTTTGTATTCTTTCATATCTTCTACCTTAATTATATCAAAAAAGAGTGCAAAACCTTACATTCGCACCCCTTTGTTATGTTTATTATTTTTTAACCTCGCAATTTAGTTAGGCTCTCGCCTTTGCTGCTTTAGCTATCGCTACTTCATTTAATCGTCTAGAAGGTATACTATACCCCCCTGCTCTCAATTCTTCTAAAGAAAGAACTTCTAAACGCCTTAACAACTCTAAGTGCTCTGGACTATCCACCCACTTGTCCTTAGGGTATGAATCTATCCCATCATACAGCTCCTGTGCAGACATAGTCTTAGGAAGCTTCACTTCTGCAGACATAGTCTTTACGTCTTCTTTCTCTCTTGCGGCCATAACCCTACAGTTTGCACTACAGAACTTAGCATCAGCTCGCCCTTTAAACTCTTTGTTACACTTAATGCATTTCATACTAATTCTCCTCTTTATGTTACGGCTATTATAATCCTTGTTACGGATAATGTCAACTCGTTACCCTGGAATATGGTTAGAATGGGTAGACCCATACAGCTCCCCTCCCCTCTCCCTTCATATAATACCCCCACTACCCCATTACCCGATAGATATTAATATCAACCCTCTCTCTTGGCTCAATTGACTTGTTATTCTTACCCGATAGAAGAGTATATCGGCACTATTGAGCTATGATATAGATGATAATATCGGATACTTTAGCTTTATATTGTATAGTGTGGGACTACCACAACGCAACATTTAAACATAACTACATTGTATCTACTCTTTTGTTTATACATTGCTTCTTATAGTTTAAGATAGCAATTCAAGGCTTTTAATCTTTTACCGCGAGTTTTACCCTGTTAATATGTATCAATGCTTTATAGTCTATTTAGTATTTATACTTTTAAGGTAGCAATTGAAGGCTTTTAATCTTTACCGCCATTTTTTAATTATCTCGTTTTGGCTTTATTAACTTGCTATTCTGAACTATTGACAATGTTTTTAATCTGTGATATTATTTAGTTATCCTTAAAAATTGAATAGATACCTTAACCGCTTTAAAGCTTTACGAATTTAATAACATATACTTTTAAATTGTATTAAGCTCAAGCACTTTTAAGGCTTTTATTCTCAGGAGAGTGAACTTTAACCATTGTATAAATATAAGATAGCATCAAAAGATATAATACAATGAACCTTAAAAAATAAATAATAAGTATATCATCAAGTTAATTAATATGAGGTATTAAAATGTATTATCTAACGAATGGTGGTTGTGGTTGTGATAATTCGGCAATATATAGGCTTAAAACAATTAAAGGCGTTAAAAATAGGCTTTTAAAGAGTGTTTTAAATAACGGCTTATATAAAGTATATAAATATACCGATAATATCTATGGTTATGCACCGATAATCACAATAATAAAAAAGGGTAAATAATATGCAATTCTTTAAACGTGTTTATCTTAATAATCCGCAACGTGTAAAGTTTATACGTGTTGATTAATCAAGCTTAATAGCTTGATGATGTACTTATAATTTTATAGTCTTTTAAGGCTCAAAAACGTGAGCATAAAACGATTAATGGGATAGCGTAAAATAGGAACGTTGCAAAACATAAGAACCCAAAACATATTTAGGTTATGTTGCTATCAACAATGATACATTAAAAGACGTTAAGCAAAACAAGTTATATTCTACAAGTTAAATATAATTAAATGAGGTAGAAAAATGGGCATTCAAGTAAAAACATTAAATGGTGAAGTATTATTCTTTAATAATATGGTGGACTTGTTCAACAACTATTTAATGAAAAATGGTGGTTTTATAGAGGGGGAAAAGTATAGAGTATTAAGGGTTTTTGGTGGAGATATGCGTTGGAGAGGCTACAAATGGCTAAAACAACAAGTAAAAAGCAACAATTAAAAAAACGGCTAAACTTATGTTTAGCTTGTAGGATATAACAAGGGTATTGCCTAAAATATAGAGGGCAAACACAAGGAAAGAAGGAAAAAAATGAATACTATAAAATATAAAGACTTAAATAATTGGTATTTAAGTGACGAAAGAAAGAAACTTGCGAAAGAAGTTTTTGGAAATAAACAACCTAACATTTTTAGAACTGGGTTTTATTCAGCACCAAGTTGGAATTGGGGATATGAAATAGGAATAGTTGGAGTAAATGAAATAGATTATAACGGGCTACAAGAAGAAACAACTAAATACTATGAAGTAGTAACTCAGTTTGGTGAAGTAGTTGGTGCGATAGAAATTAACTTACCAACACTTACAAAATAAATTAAACTTGTCCTCTATATTGTGGGCGATACCACAAAAAGTGTCAAAAGGTTCTCGGCAACGGCAACGAGATTAAAAGACTTGCCACGCTTACAGCGAACACTGCCTTTTGTCCTTGTGTTTATTGAATTGTGTTAACAATTAAAATGAGTTAATAAAAGAAAGGTGAAGACTATGAACGAAAAAGAGATAAGTGAGCATAATTTAGTGCTAAATGAGGAAACAAATACCTATTATGACGAAAGTGGTAATGAATATAGAAATGAAAATGGTAATTGTATAACTAAAAGGAGCTAAGATGAACGAAAAAGAAAGAGCAGAAGAAATAATAAAAATGTGTTTAGTCGGTGTGTTTATATTGATTATCTTTATATTTGCACAAGCTTACACAATATAGAGTGAGATTTATAAAAGAAAGTAAAAAGAAAGGGAAAAATGAGACCTATAATACAAAACATTTTGGCAAGGGCTAAAACAAAAGAAGAGGCAAAGCAAGAGGCTATTGAGTGGCAACAATGGGCTAGTGAAAGAAATTTAAGCATTAAAGAATTGTTAGAGTGGAATGAGTATTTTGAGGAATTAGGAAATGAATTTGGTATTAGAGAAGAATTTGAAGAAAATGGGATAATATAAAAGAAAGGAGAATAATATGAAAATATCAGAACTAATTAAAGAATTAAAGAGCCAAGAGGACATATTTGGAGATTATGAGGTGTTTGTAAGTCAAGACGAGGAGGGAAATGGGTTTGGAACATTGAGCAAAGAAACTATGTGGGGTTATTCTAATGAGGACAAAGCAGTAATACTATACCCTAATGAAAACTATTTAGAGTATGAAACAATTTGCCCAAAAGATAATCAAAGAATAATAAATAAATTAAAGGAGGTATAAAATGAACGAGCAAAATAGCCTTTGTTTAGATTGTTTGGGTGAAATGGATATAGAAACAGATATACAATTGTGTCAAAAGTGTATGACTAATTACGATACAGATAGGTTATGGAAAGACCACGACAATAACAAAGTTGAGGCATTGGACTTTAACGAAAGCGAGAGATTAAGAGAAAAGTATAGAACATAGTAATTAAGAGATTAAGGAGATAATTATGTATCAAGGAAACAAAGAAAGAGCTTTCGAGCTTGAACAAAACATCAGACAAGACGAGGAACAAACTCAAAGAGAAAATCAACACGATTTGGCTAGAATAGAAGCTGAACAGTTTGGCTCAGAATTGAAAGAGGCTTGGAGATATATCAATTATGGTGTTAAGGAGGGGTTTTTTGAACCAGACGAGTTTGAGGGCTTAGAGGATAAAGAGATAATTGAAAGAGTAAATAAATTTAAAGACTTGGGCGACTATTATGCCGACCAACAAAGGAAAGGAGAATAATTATGAGTGAATATGATATGTATGAAGATATTAGAGCTAGTATTCGACAAGCCAAACAACAAGTATTAGAAAGCTTTTTAGATTATGTAGAACAGTATGAGGAGGAAGCAGAAAACCTTACAATAGACGCTGACGAGTTATACTCATATATTGTGGGAGAATTAAGAATAAGAATAGGAGACACAAAATGAATTGGGAACATACACCTTATGCAATAGACTTTATGAGTGAAGAAGATGTTAAAAAATTAGAAAAGGAGGAAGAAGATGCAAATTAAAAATGGGGAAACGCGAGTAACTTATCCAAAAGATGTAGTCCTCACCTTAAGAAGAAGGAAAGGTAGAAGAGTTGAGTCGACTACTATCACGCTAGATGAGTTGATTAGGGAATACTCACTTATTAGTTTATTTAATGACAAGATATTTAATAAGGAGGAAGAAAATGAAAGTAAAACAACCTATTAAATGGGAAGAAAGATTTAAGAACAAAGACGATTTTGTTATGTGGTTAATTGGAGGTATAAATGAAACTAACACACACGAAAGTAAGAAGTAAGGAAGAGATACAACAAATGAAAGACTTAAAACTTTATTTAAAGGGCTATGAAGATGGTATAGCTTTTGAAAGGGGTAAAAATGATAGAAATATGGCAACCAAGATACAAGGATAGGAAAGTATTAATTGCGACATATAAAGTTGGAGACACAAATACGATAGTGTTTACTAAGTCTAAATATCTTAAAGGAAAGGTTTTTAAGGTTAGTGGCGAAGTTATAAGAAAATACCCTAAAGAGACAAATGGTACGATAGAGTGCTATGCAGTTCCTATGTCAGAGTTGGAGATGATAAATGAATAGAAATGAATACTTTAAAGAGTGGTATAGAAAGAACAAAGAAAAAAAGAACGAGCAAAGTAGAAAATGGTATTGGGATAACCAGAAAAAAGCTAAAGACTTAGCTAAAAAGTACACCAGAGAAAAACAAGAAAAAGCAAAGAAGGAATTCTTAGAGAAAAACCTAAAATGTAAGCAGTGTGATAGGCCTTTAAAATTCGGCCAAAGAAAGTTTTGTTCAGTAAAGTGTGCTATCAAAAGTCATAATGAAAAGGTTTCTGAGTATACAAAAACGCCAGAAGGTCGTGCTTGGAACAATAAAAGATGTAACGATTACTACCAGAAGAATAGAGAAAAGGTTCTGAAAAGAATACGAGAGTGGAGAAGAAATAAAGTAAAAGCCTAACAAGGAGGTTTTTATGGGAGTTGAGCAATTAAGTGGAAAAGACCCTTACATAGAGATATTAAGGGCGATACTAAACAATGCATTTGATACTTCTGAAAACCCTGACACAGTAGGGAGTGTGAAGACTTCATACAAATATCAAATTCTATGTGACAATGTCTGGTTTGCCAAGAATGGTTCAAACTTAATAGCAACGGCATCTGACTTATTTGACATATCAGAAGAGGCCATAAGGGATAGAATAATAAGCTTATGCAAACAAACACTAGATAAAGAAGAGTTTATGGAGTACGAAAAAAACCTGGTATATTCATACGACCACAGATACATAAAAAGGATAGGGATAATCAAAGTTAAAAAGGCGAGAACGCCAAGAACTAATGAGTGGTCTAATGGGGAGGTGAACTATTTAAAGAAAATGTATAAAAGCAAAACGGCAGAATATATCTCTAGTAAGTTAGGAAGAAGTATAAACTCTATAAGATGCAAACTGCAGGTTTTAAGAAAGAATGGTATAACAATATGAGATGGAGAAAATCAATACAGGCCAGGGCAGATTATCTGTCAATAAAGCAGAAATTAGATAGTGACACTGCCTATAGGGTGGCAGAATTAGAGGCCAAATTAAGTTGACTTAGTCGGTGTAAGGTATATAATTAAAGTGTGATATAATTAAAGTATAGGAGGGTAAAATGGTTTTGACAATCGACACAGGAAGCTTCGCTTTAGGCGGACTAACCGTAGTAGTAGTTTATGCATTGATAGATTATGTAGCATTAAAACTAAAGGCTAACAAAAAGAAGAAGGTGTAAAATGGGAAAAGATTTAAAAGAGAAAGCAATAGACTTTAAGGGTAAACTATATGTGCAAGTTGCAGACAGAGTTAAATATTTTAACGACACATATAAGTCTGGTTCAATTACTACCAAGATTATACACAATGACGAAAAATCCATAATAATTAAAGCAACAGTATCCCCAACTGATGGTGTATTCTTTACTGGCATAGCAGAAGAAATTAGGGGAGAGGGATATATCAACAAAACTAGTGCAGTTGAGAATTGCGAAACAAGTGCAGTCGGTAGAGCTTTAGCATTTATGGGCATCGGTGTAATAGATAGTATAGCTAGTAAAGACGAGATAACAATAGCACAGAATAAAGAGAAATATCAGGAAGACTTTATCTAAGAAATGAAGAGTAAAAGATTTGCTCACGTGTTAATTGATGCAATTGGAAAACCTTTAGGATATTCAATAATGAATAACCAAATAGGCAAACAGCATTGTAAAGAGTTAACACAAAAGGAAGTAAGAAAGTTTAATAGATTGGCCATCAAGGCTTTTCTAAGGAGGAAGAATGGATAAACAACCATCAGTTAAAATTGGAGCAGGCTGGTTAAGGGAAACTCAAGGGGGATTAAAATATATCTCCATTAAGTTTAACAACGACACAAGTGCTGCAATGTTTAAACAAGACGAAAAGAAAACAGAAAACTCTCCAGACTACAGATTAGTTATGGATTTAGAGAGTGCCGAGAGATTAGACCTAGTGTCAGATTATGATAAGGCTACTATGGGAGAGAAAGGTTTAAAAACCTATCCTAAAAAACAAACAGATGCAGTTGATGATGTGGACGTTGACGACATACCTTTTTGATGTATAATTAACTTACAATGTAGACATAGGGAGTTTTAGGTGATTCTTCAGAAACAAAAATCACTTCAGCATTTGAGGAGGAGAAAAAACCTGCATAGCGAAAGCTTAAACATCTCTGACCAATACAATGAAATAGAATGAATGGCGATAGACTAATACTTAGGTAAGCAGGGGCGTTTCATTCAAGACTATGTTGTTCTACTAAATATATGATAACTAATTCCGCTATATATGCAGGGGAAAAAATATTTAATGAAACAAGAAACAAAAGAACAATTACTTAATATGGATTTCTTTGAAATAGGAGAGTGGATAAAGACAAGAAATCTAACTGGCGAACAGACTGGAAGACTATGGAAGTGGTGGTCAAAATACAATTATAAGTTGACATCAAAAGACGAAAGGAATAAAATAAAGCCAGGCGAAAACTTAATAGATTATGCGGAAAGAATATTTCGCGAACCTTAAAACTAGCCGAACTCTTAGAGCCTCAACGATATAATCAAGGCACTATCAGTCGGATGTTTAAAACAATAATTAAAAATGGAGGTCTATCTGAAGATTTCTACAAGAGTAATGAAGCTCTTAGTGGTTCCCTTGTTACTCGGAACTTGCTTCTTACCCAAAACAGCACCAGTTGAAACTGTCGCTGCAGTAAAAATAGAAGAGAAACCAAAAGAAGAAATAGTGGTAGAGCAACCAGCACCAGTTGTTGAAGCTAAGCCACCTGCACCTAAACAAAATATAGCCAAGTCAACTCCAGGAGTGGAGCAATGGAGACCATTAGTAGCTAAATATGATTGGCCAGTAAACACTGCATTAGACGTTATGCGTCTTGAAAGTGGTGGTAATCAATATTCAGCCAATACAACAGACCGTCACCGAGATAGAAATGGTAACGTTATCTGCATAGGCTCTTATGGACTTTTCCAAATTGCTTGCTTAGACGGGGTAGTCTATGATGCTGAGACCAATATAGCTATTGCTTATAGAAAGTGGAAAGCTAGAGGTTGGCAGCCTTGGACGAATACAGCCAATAAACTTGGCTTACCAATATAGTTCAGATTTAACTCTGACGATAAGGTAGGCGTTGCCTACCCAATCGCTAGAACTAAATAGTTGGGGGAAGCTATGGCAATCTGTGATTTGTGTGGTAAACAAAAACCAATATCAACAAGAATAGTGAAACAGCACGAATATGATTGTTGTGATAAATGTTTCAAGGGGTTGAAATGAATAGCGAAGAGTTAGAGCTTATACAGAAGCTTAAAAATATTATATTAGACCTTTCAAGTAGAGTAGAGGCACTAGAGATAGGAATGACCGAAGATTTCCTTTTTCAAGTGCCTTTTCTTGATTTAAAACAAGGAGAATCAAATGCCAAAGGTTTTGACGGAGAGAGAAAAATACAACCTATTAGTGAAATTAGTGAATCTTATATCACCACCCAAGAAATAAAAGAATTTAAAGCATTAAAAGAGGAGGAGATAATAAAATGGCTAAACGAGTAATTTATGAATCAACGATTATAGAAGAGGTGTTTGAGAATGTTTGTTCAAAAGAAGGACACAGGTATCAAGAGGTGATGGCGTATGACTGGATGGGTAACAACAAACTAAAAATGATTTATTGTCCTAAGTGTGGGCATATATTAAAGGAGGAATAATGAAAAAAATTAGAAATTTTGGTGTTAAGTATCTATTGGTAGATGGCTCTACAGCAGACCAAATAGAGTGTGGTTCAAGAGAAGAATTAGATTACGAGATACAAGACACTATATTCCATAACTCTTCACCAGAAGATTTAACTGTATATGAAGTAAAAAAGGTATACAGAGTTAAGGCTAAAGATATAGTATTGGAGGAAATAAGATAATGTTTATAAAACCACCAAAAGTAGAAACTTATTCAGGTCATACAACAGATGACAGAGACTTATTAGCAGGTATCTTATGTTTCTTTTTAGTAGGTGTTCCATTGATACTACTTACACTATTACTTGCTTGGCAGTTGGTTCAATGGTTAGGGGCTATTCTATTCTGGGTAGGGATTAAGATATGGGCAACATTAGAGTATTGGATAAGGAATAAAGTATGATTATTTGGATAGAAGGTAAGTTACATAATGTTACAAATGGAGAGCTAATCTTGGTGGAAAACCCATTTTCCTATTGGAAAGAAGTTAAGTTCATTGATGGAATTTATAAAAGGAGAAATAGATGAAAGATAAAAGAATTATGAATATAAGGGAATCTATGTATGGGTATCAATCAGAAGGATATTCTGGTGGCAAAGATGGTTTAAGATGTTCAGATTGTGATTCAAAGTATTCGGGCGAATCTATGATGGGACAACTATGTCCAATGTGTAGGGCAGAAGAAATTGTAAAAGGAGAACGCCAACAAGTATTAGATGAAGCTATGGCAGAGTTTGGGGATGGTGGTGAATATACTGGTGCAGAGGTAAAAGCCATACTTAAAGAGATGAAGAAATGAAGATACATACTGAATCACAACTTAAAGCTATGGAACTAATACTACAATCAAAAGGTTATTTTGAAGAATATAATCCCAAAGACTGGGAGGAATAAATAGCTTGGCTCTGGCGTTGGGGTTATTCTAGAAGCCCCTACATTGGAGAAATCCAAGCACATTTACAACAATCAGGCTTTCAGGCAATAGGTAACTATTGCATAAACATTTATTGGGCAGAACAATTGCGTAGACCGACCATCCCTACACAATTACCTTCTGCCTGAAGGTCTGATAAGTAATAGGTAGTTAGAGAGTTCACTATCTGATATGGTCTTGATTAGAAATAAGCTCGGTAAAGTAAATCCAAGATAGCAATACCGACTTCCATAAGATGATAGTGGCTCATTATTTGCCTATTACTACATAACAATATCGTAGGTAGTTATTGTAGGAGAGCCGAAGTGGGTCAATACAGGCTCGGCTGACGGCGTAAGATGACCTTAAAGCGTCCTAAAGGCTAACCATAACATCACCAACCAATACCCCTAAGAAATATTGATTTGGCTACACTTATTTTGGGGTGGTTAAAACAACAATGCCAATGAGTTGGGTGGTTAAAAGTTCTCCTACATTATTTGCCTACGATATACAAGAGAGAGGTGAGAGTGATGACCCAAGCATATGAACACGACCTTGATATGCTTATTAAGATTACACAGGCATTACTCTACATCCAAGAACAGATGGAGAAGAATCCTGTAACTTATCCTGAAGCTATGATTGCTTACAATACAATTCTTTTTGGGTTAATTCCAAGAATCAATACTAATTGTCAGCACGATTCAGAGTGCCAAGTTTCTACTAATTTCCCAGTTGGTGGACTTACTGATGCCTTACAAACTATTCAAGAAGCTATTGAGAGCCTACAGCTTGAGATTGAATTGGGGAGTTTATCAGAGAGAGAAGCACTAGACGAAGTAGGGGGAGATGTGAGTGAAACGGAGACGGAGGACTGACCACCATCATTTTTTCTTTCCTAAGAAGCTCTATCGTAAGAACAGGATTATGATTCTGGACTATGAGTTCCATCATAATTTCCACCATTACTTTATGCGTTACTGCAAAAGAGGACACGAACGAGAGTGTTCCCCTAACAGCTATTGTCAATTCAAGGACATTTGTTGCTACTACGGAACGAAAGTAAACTATGGGGAGGTGATTTAAATGCAGTTCACAGTTCCATCTAAGTATGCGAATCCTGTTTGTGGAGAATGCCACGATACCGACCACAAAAAGTATCACGAATGCACTCATCCTTGTTCACATCTAGTTTCTTGGGCTTGTCATCAAGCTACTGCTGACCTTGTCATCCTTATGAGAAAACCATTCACAGATAATAAGTAGACCTGTGGGGTCGTTTGAACTAAGACAGCCTTGGGATACCCCTAAGGAAGACGCAGGTAGCCAATACTGCCCCCACACCAGTTCGTTCCATTTTGGAACAATGTTACCAACAACACAAATTCCCTCTCTCTACAATTTTTTTAACAAGGGTGCGTATTTGTCTAAAGAGGGCAGACGGTCTGTAAAATCGTTGACTTCGGTCTCGCTAGGAGCATTACCTAGAGCACCCACCATCAGGGACAAAGATTACGGCAGTCTGCTGGTCTTGGATACCAGAAGAGGAGGTTCAATTCCTCCGTCCCTGACCAAAGTAAATAAAATAGGAGGAATATGAAAGTAATATCAACAGAAAGGTTACCTATTAAACTATGGCTAAACGACATAGAAGATGGGGCTTTATCACAAACTAGGAATCTTGCTAATTTACCATTCGCTTATAAGCATATCGCTATTATGCCAGACTCACATCAAGGATATGGGATGCCGATTGGTGGAGTTTTAGCAACAGACGGGTATGTAATACCAAATGCTGTAGGCGTTGATATTGGTTGTGGTATGTGTGCAGTTAAGACCTCTCTGACAGATATATCTACAGACTACCTAAAAGAAGTTATGGGGGAAATTAGAAAAGCCGTTCCAGTTGGGTTTAATCATCACAAAGAAGCACAGCCTTCTGAGTTTATGCCAAAGATAGAAGATAAGATGCTGTTTCAGCTTACTAACCCAGTATGTAACGACCAGTATAATGCTGCACGAAAACAAATTGGAACATTGGGTGGTGGTAATCACTTTATAGAAATACAAAAGGGCTCAGATGGTCATATTTGGGTTATGGTTCATTCTGGGTCAAGAAACTTTGGTCTAAAGATAGCAGAGTATTATAACAAGAAGGCAAAAGAGATAAATAATAGATGCTTCTCGACAGTAGATGCAAAGCAAGACCTAGCGTTCTTACCGATAGACTCTGATGTGGGGGGAAACTACCTATCGGAGATGCAGTATGCCGTAGATTTCGCATTAGCTAACCGTAAATTGATGATGGAGAGGATACTAGAGTGTCTCGGCTCGGGGGAAGAAATAGCCGATATGGGCAAAATGATAAATATGTCCCACAACTACGCCAGAATGGAAAATCATTTTGGTAAGAATGTAATGATTCATAGAAAAGGTGCTACTTCTGCAAAGAAGGGAGAGATAGGAATAATTCCAGGCTCACAGGGCACTCATTCATATATCGTAGAAGGGTTAGGCAATCCTGAATCATTTGAATCTTGCTCACACGGAGCTGGTAGGAAGATGGGTAGAGGTCAGGCACAAAGAACGCTTAACTTAGAAGACGAACAAGAATTACTCAACACGCAAGGAATAATTCATTCAGTAAGAACCGTAAAAGATTTAGATGAAGCTCCTTCTGCTTACAAAGATATTGATGTCGTTATGGAAAACCAAAAAGACCTAGTGAAAGTATTAGTAGAATTAACTCCATTGGCAGTAATAAAAGGATGAGTGGAGGAATAAAAGCTCCGAAGATAAAGTCTTGGTGTGGTATGGAGTTTAAGTATATGTCTTCATACGAGAAGCACGCTAAGCACGAACATTATTCAGAACATAAGGGGAATGAATTAAAGATGGTCTGCCGAGAAGCTAAGAAGACGCTCGTAGGGGATAAGAGAGATTATGAAGTTAAGAAATATAAGTGCGAATGTCCAAAATGTAAAGATAAAAGATTCAGAATAGTAATAAATGATGAGGTAATTTGGACTTGTGCCAAATGCGATTAAAGGAGGAATATTATAAAAATATTATTGTATGATTTGGAGATTAGCCCTATCCTCGGATGGACTTATGGTCTCTGGAATACCAATGTATTGAAGGTTGAGACAGAACCCGTCATTTTGTGTTTCGCTTATAAATGGTATGGAGATAAGAAAATAGAAGTCGTTTATGGGGAAGAAATAGATATTGTTAAGAGGTTAAGAGACTTGTTAGATGAAGCAGAGATTACAGTAGCCCACAACGCTAAAGGATTTGATAATAAGGTCTCACTAGGCAAGATACTAGAATACAATTTAGAGCCACCATCACCATTTAAGACTGTAGATACTTTGACTGTAGCAAGGAGCAAGTTTAAGTTCTCGTCCAACTCTTTAGACAACCTCTGCCAACATCTTGGTTTAGGGGAAAAGAGTAAAGTAAAACATCACGACTTATGGCACGACTTCTTAAAAGGAGATAAGAAGGCTATTAAAATGATGCTTGATTATTGTAAGCAAGATGTAGTTTTATTAGACCGACTTTATGCAAAAGAACTTCCATATATTTCTAATCATCCGAATGTCTCAACTGGATATAATTGTCCAAAATGTGGTTCAAACAATATTCAGTATAGAGGATACAGAAAAACAAACACTTCTACATTTAGACGCATTCAATGTCAGAGCTGTGGTGGGTGGGCATCTGAAAGATTAAGGGAAGACAGTAAACCTAAGTATGTAAATTATTAAAGGAGGAAAGTATGAAGGATTATGAAATTAACCCAAGAATTAAAGAACCCAAAATGAGAAGCTGGAACGGAGCAACAAGAGACACGGACGAAGGTAAGATAGATTTTGAGGGAGTATTAAATCCCTTAGCACTAAAAGCCTTTGGTGAGTATATGGAAAAGCACAGACATACTGCTAAAGGTTTAAGAGATTCAGATAACTGGCAAGGATTCTTCGGTGATGAGCATATTAAAGTATGCACTAAAAGTTTAATAAGACACACGCACGATGTGTGGATGGAAAATAGGGGATATAAATCAAGAGAAGGTATAGATGACGCTCTTGGTGGTGTCATTTTTAATGCCTTCGCAATATGGCTAAAGATATTAACAGAAAGAGAAAAAGATGGAAACTAATATATTAGAACTAATAGAGAAATCAGTAACTCGTTTAGAAGGGATGATTCTGTCTAATGGGGATAAGGATGCTATATTAACAGAATTAGCAGCAATAAAAGCCTTTATAGATTATGCTTTATTTACAGAAGATAAGACTATAAGTATGGAAGATGTAGAATTAACCTTAGCTGAGCCTGATGAAAATGTAGGGGAGATGCACTCGTGAAACAGAACGCAGACAAAAAAGCGTGTGTTGAGTTAGCTAAGTTAATTTCTAAAGAAAGAGCTAATTGGACTTGTGAAAAATGCAATAAGTCAAAAGCTAACGGATATACGATGCACGGAGCCCATATAATACCAGTAACTTATGCTAGGACAGCGGCACTACCTAAAAATATCCTATGTCTATGTGCGGCCTGTCATTCTATGGGGCCAAACTGTGCACACGAAGATAGTGTCGGTTTCGGTTTATGGTTTAATAAAAAGTTTGGGGAAAAAAGATACACAGACCTAAAATATATGGCGATGGAGTACTCCAAGAATCCATTCCCTAAAATAGATTGGAAATTATTAAGGAAGGAGCTAAAGGATGAGCTTGCGTCAACAGGAAAAGATAAAAAAGCTAGAGGCAGAAAAAAGAGCCTACCGAAGAAAGGTTGAGATACACTGTAAATCTTGCGACCCAGAATACTTGGGATGTGGTTGGGAAGAGTGCCCGTTTGTTAAAGATAAACCTAGTAAGTCTAGGTATCGCTTCATCCCTAATGTCTGATAATTCCTCAGCAGCAGCACTTTCTGAGCACGATTTTAATGAGTTAAGCAACATATATAGTGTTAAATGAATAGTTGGACATATATATCATTTATTTAAAAAAGGAGCACAAAAATGACAGAAATCCCTACACAAAATCTATCTAACGACCCTATCACATTGATAGAGCAATTAAGCGAGGCAATGGGTCAATACTTTGCCGTTTGTGAAGAAGTTACTTCAGCTAAAAAGGTTTTAACTGAGGCAATAGCAAAGAATCAACTACCAAAAACACAGGGCGTCACAGAAAATGATAGGAAAATTCATACAGACTTCAAGGTTCGTGAAGAGCAGGAAGCGTATGATAAATTAGAGGACTATAAAAGCGGATTAAAGATGATGATTAGTTTAGGCCAAACAATCCTTAATTACTTGAAAGAAGAAAGGAAAGTCAGTGGAATGGGACTCTAGAGATACAGGCTACTTTGATGTAGTTGACACAAAACCAACACCAGACGAAGAAGTCTTAGCACAAGAGAATGCTGATGAGATTTTAGAATATCTAACTCCGAAACAAAAGGAGTTTATGAAGCTGTTCCTCTTTGGCTATAAGAGAAAAGAGATATTTAAAATGATGGGGTATAAAGACAGGAACTCGGTCGATGTAATGATGTATAGAATTAGAAGAAGAATCGAGGAATATGCAACGCAAACAAATAAATGATTATAGGTATTACGAAGTAGATGGAAAACTTTACCCATCTGTTACTTCTATACTTTCGTGTATGGCCAAACCGCCACAGCTCATAAAGTGGATAGCTGATGTCGGGTATGAGAATTCTCAGAAGGTTTTAAAAGATGCTGGAGAGAGGGGAACTAGAGTCCACGATTGTCTAGAGAATATACTCCTAGAAGGTCATAAAAAGTGTGAACTTAAGGGTGATGAGCCTTATCTAGTCACTCAGTTCCATAAGTGGTTAGACAAATATAAACCACAGATTGTGCAAACAGAAGGAACTCTTTTTTCCAAGAGCCACGAGTTCGCTGGGACTACCGATTTAATAGCTCTTATAGACAAGAAGAGAGTTTTAATAGACTTTAAAACCTCTACGAGAATACAGAAGACTTATGGGTTACAGTTAGCTGCATATAAGGTGGCTTACGAAGAGATGACTGGGCTAAATATTGATGAATGTTATGTCTTACATTTGAGAGAGAAGGGATATACATTCAAGAAAATGGATGAGCCATTTGTAGTGTTCTTAGCCCTTAAACATATTTTTAATTGGCAACAAAAAAAGACCTAGAATAAATCTAGGCCTAAGGAGGAGACCGCCAGGGATGGGCGGTCTTTTTTATTTAAAATCTACGGCCAAGAGATTAACTTATATTCTCCAGAAAGGTTTAAAGAAATTATCTACAAACCTGTTAATAACCTCTACATCTGGTGGTGAATAATGTGTTGTTACAAATCTTGTAACTTCTTGCTCCTTAGGCATTTCCTTAATATCAGTTCGCCTAAACAACATATCTCTTGCTTCTTCTTTTGTTATTACTCCTTTGTCAATAAGAGTAGTAACTTCTAGAACACTTGGTAATGTTCCAAGTCTCCAAATCATCTGCTTATCTTTTACTTTGGTCAATTCGTCTTTTTTCTTCATCGTATTCTCCTTCATCTTCTTCTTGACCGTAGACTATTTTTTATTGAAATGGGGGGTAGAAAGAAATGACCTAGTTTCACTAGGATAGTGCCAACGGCACACCCCCCATCTTTTTATAATAAATCATTAAACCACTTTGGCAGTGCATTTCCTTTAATGAGTGCGTAACCTAGAAATGGGAATAAGAGAATCAAGAGTGGTAAAGTTACGAGACGTTTTAATATATCTCCAACCGATTGCCAACGATGAGTCATTGCAACCTTTTTCACTTCGCCATTTATCTTGGATTCTGCAATCCTAGTTTCTAGCTCTTTTATTTTAATATCTCTAGCACGGTCTTCTCGGTCGTGCCTTTCTTGGTAATAGACTTGCGAAGCTTCTTCTTCAAGCCTACTTATTCTCTCCCCTACTGTTTCCTTTTTTAAAGGCATACTTCCTCCTTTTTATATGACTACTTCATTGTTCTTACTCAACGCCCAATATACAAATGCAGTCTTATCTGCCGATGCTGTACCTTGGTATTTTAGTATAAGCCTACCGCCAGTCACATCTTGTTCTATTCTTAAATATAGAGATTCTGTTAAGTGTCCAGTCCCCTCGTTCCATCTCAACACTGGTAACTGTGTAACCTCTGAAGAACTACCACTATTGCTCCAGCTTACAAACCCAATCGGTGAGTATACTGCGTCCATCGGAAACTCATCATAATCTATAATAACTTCTTCATAGTTTGTCCCAGTAATCCACATAGTGTGGAGTCCATATTTTACTATAGAGAAATTAGAAAATTGTGGCATATTTTTGAGTATGTCGCCACCTTTTATTTTACCATCAAAACTATGTAGTGCCATTAAGTTTTCCTCTTATTTGTTATTAGCCTGACAGTTTCTCTGTCGTTTTCATTAATTTTAACAACCCAACCAACTACTCTTCTCGGCTCATTTATATTTATAATACCTGTCTTTATTTTAATCCAAACATAATCACCTAACTCATACATACCAAATGGTAATGCCTTGTCATTCAAGGTTATGCTCAATTCTGTATCTGGGTATTTCCTAAGCTCAAGTTCATCTATCGCTTTAGCGTTAAGTATATCTTGAGCTAAGACCTCATTATACGCAACTATTTGCCAAAGTTCTTTATTCGCTGTTATTGATGCAGTATCTTGTTGGTCTGATTTAATAAACTTATAGTCTTTATCATAACCAATAACTGTTAGTTTATTGGCCATTCTAGAGCCATATAAAGGTGAATTAAAATCTTCTATAGCACCGTTTGCTCCCCATTGGAATGAAACATTCTCCTTAATTGAGCCTTTATCCCTATAGAAATTAAACACCTTGGCTGGAGTAACTTCAAAATCGCAATTGGCGACTGCTGCCATATTAAATATGACATCAAATAGGTTGGCATAAGTATATTCCATCTTATATACATCGCTAAATGCCCAGGTAGTTGATAGTGGCGGCCAAGGATAATCTGGGTTCTCTATTGTTCCAGCAGTAAAGTCTGACATAGGAGAATTAGCCCTATTCTTGCCTTCATTGAATAATGTAGTCACAGCTGTGAGCATTGAGCCAGTAGTAAATGAACGATAATCTGAGTTAGCATCATTCGAAACCTGTACTCTAGTAAAGTACCATAGTAATGTTCTTGCCTCTATGTCTATATATTTAGTAGTTCTTTGGGGGTTATCTGTTATTACGCCAAACCATACTGTTTTGTTTGCTCTCTTAATTCTAATCCTATATTGGAATGGTTTAAACTTATCTGTAGAAGCCATAGGGTCTTTTAATTTAACCCTAAACCTACATTGTCCGTAATTAGAAAGGTAGTCGTCAAACTGGAGGACAGTGCCATTATCATCAAATGGTATCATTGTCCTCACAATGTCTACGACTGCGTCATTCGTATCAAGTATTTCTACACGATAAAGCATTTATTTATTCGTCTTATATTCTACGATAGCCTTTGAGCCAATATTAGCTAGGTCATAACCTAATACTATAACTAATAGTTGGTTTCTTGTTGCTTCATCAAGGTTTAAAACATTAGTAGCATCTAGCACTAACATTATAACTGTTCCTACTGTTAATAGAAACTTTCTTGACAGTAAACTGTTTAAAAATACGTTCATATTATCTCCTTATAATTTATAATCACCCTGTTGTCTTGCTTTGAACTCGTCTAACTTACCCTGATTCCAATTTTGAATTGGGGAATAATATCCTACAATTCTTGATATACCGTAGGCGTTGGTTGAGCCACAGTGCTGACAAGTGCATCTATCTGTGTCTTCTAGTTTCATATTTTTATCTATTATTTCCATTTGTTTATTTCCTTTAAGAACTTAGTTTTACTAATCGTGAATGAATAACCCTTATCCCTATCTGCATATTTAACAGTTATTCTGCCATCAAACTCTACGATTTGAAAAAACTGTTCGCCCATTCTTTTATCCTGTCCCAAGCTCTTAAAGCTATATTCCTGGCAACTTCTTTTTCGGAAACTACTGGGCACTTATGGTCTTTAATCTGTTTTTCTAAGTCTTTTACCTTAACCTCAAGTCCTACTACTACTCCATCTAAGTCTTTCATTCTTTGTGTAAGAACTGCATTTTCATTAGCGAGTCTTTGAATCTCTTTTTGTAGAAACTCTCTTGTTCCTTTTACTTCTGCTCCAAAATCTTTATAGATAGATGTAGTTCTGCCTACTCTCTCTTGAGCATTTGGTAGTGTGCCCCTAAAGATTAAATATATTTGGTCTACCTGTTCTGGCGTTAGTGCTGTTTCCATTTGTATCTCCTTTGGTGTTAGCCACCCATAAACATTAGTGTAATTATGTGTAACAATATGTGCTTGTTTGCCACCCCAATTCTGGTCTAATGAACGGAATG